ATCCAGAGGGAAGCAGTATGTTGTGTGAGGTCGCGGTGGCGCCATCTGACGTGTACGAGGACACAGACCTAACGGCTGGGGCCTGACACAATTCAGGTGGCTGGTATTCGCTTACAGTTCCGAGGTGGTCGGTATTCTGGTCCTGCTCATGCAGGATTGCGATGGTCTCGTTACCATCGGAAATTAACGCATTCTGGTCTGCAGGTGGCGGCGCACCATCAGAGCCCATCTGGAATGCATTGGGCTGGAATGCGTTACCTTGGAACGCCGCTGTCATTTACGCAGCCCTCCGAGGAGGGGCAGTCGCCATGTACGCAACAGACAAGTGGCTGGTAGCCTGGTGCTCTGGAATCAAAAAGACCACCGAAGCACGTGGCTTGATGGTCTCTTTAACTGGTTCTGATCTGGTAGTTCCGAGGTCGGCATATGCCGCCTCTTCATGCAGGAGCAGCACAGCCGACTCATCTGAGCCGTGCTGCAGGTGCATCATTTCTTCTTTGGCTTCCGTGGCTTGATAGTAACGATCATGTCTTGGCAGGCTTCCTTGTAGAAGCTCACCGCAAAATTCTTCGCCTCGTCATTTTTTGCTGCGATCATCGGGTGAATCCCATAGGAGAGGGAAAACTCGAAATCGCACGCATAACCCTTCTTCCAATACTTGCGGTCGGTGTGCGGAGCATTCTGCTCACGCCACTTCCGGTCTAGGTAGTAGAAGAACATCTCACTAATCGCAGGCCACTTGTGGGTGGGATCACCATAAGCTCTTCCAGAGGCCCAATGCGGCACCACAAAGACCGCCTGACGCCCATCCTTCATGACCCTCCAGAGGTCATTGAGGAAGAAGATGCGCTCTTCAGTTGTCAGGTGCTCAAGGAAATGGCTGCAATGAACCTCGTCAACGCTTCCATCAGCAAAAGGAAGAGGCCGAGAGCCAAGTTTGACCACATGTTTAACTGCTGGAAACTTAATGCAGTCCACCCCATCAAACCCCTCCTTCGAATTCGGGCCGCACCCGATGTCCAGTTTCAGGAGCTTCGGCTCCTTTTTCTTCCTTGCCAAGTTTCAGCGCCTTTATAACTTCTTCGACGGTTGCCTCACGGTACATGTGGTTGCCATCTGTACTGGTCCACACAATGTACCGGCTCCCAACCAGTTTGACCTCTGCCATGTAGAGCTCCATGGGCTACCACATGATATCTGTGGATAACTCGTGGTGCCCGACATGGACGCTGCAATCAACAGCGCACCGGTACCCATACTTCCGGGCATCCTCCCAGAAATACAGGTCTTGAGTGCCAACCCCTGTTTTACCAGCTCTTGTGACAAACCAAGGCTTCCTGAGCTTCTTGTCCTTAAACATGGACAGGCGCCACAGGTTGAACCCCATGCCCGTACCGCAGCATTCCTTTAAGCCGCCTTCAGGGGCTGGTGGCTGTGGCCTGAAATTGAGGATCGGGTCTTTTGGGTCGCCCCAAATTTGCGGAACCCCGCCCTCTCCCTTTGTCCAATAGAGGCCACCAATACAGGACAACTCAGGGTGCTCATCCATCCTCTTCAGGAGCTTCAAGAGCCCGTCTGGAGGAGGGGCGTTGTCATGCTCCAGCGTCAGCAAATACTCCCACTGGGAGAGCTCTGGATGGTTCAGAACGGTCTTTATGGCCTCACTATAGGCCTCCCCCACCTCCATACCCTGACACAGCATCCGGTAGACCGGCTGGTTTGGTGGGAAAATAAGATTCCAGTGGGACAGATACACACGGGTAGCGATGGTCTGACCAGCCGGGATCAACACAATCACCCGCTGCTTTTTCCAGCTTCCGCCCTTCAGAATGCGCCCGTAGGCGTTGTCGAGGTCTTGATTGTGCCGCCCCGCGTTGCTGTGGGGAGCGGCCTTCTTCTTCGCCATGTAATCCTCAGATTGTCTCCAGACTCGGGAGTATCACGAGGTCCACGACTTCGCCAGTGGTCGCCAGAGCGTGAGCCGCCACCGCAGTGCGGGCCTGAATTCGCCAATCTGATCCGGCCTGAGCATCAAAGGACACTGCAAACGATGAGTTTCCGGTGTCCATCAGGTTGCAGAGAACCGTGACGTTGAACACTCCATTGCCCATGTTCTGGACAGAATCCACAGATCGCAAAAAGCAAGCAACACCCATGTCAGTCATTCCTCTCATGCACGAAGGGGATGTCCCTCCATTCTGTTTCGCCAGTGGAGGCGTGCTTCCAAAGCTGCTGAAGCTGCGCGTCCTTTTTCTTTCTTCCGGCCATACGCAACTGGGCGGTCGGAACCCAAGTGATGTCTTCGCCAGTGATGTTTGAAGGTACGAGCATTTTCCACCTATACGGTTGAGTAGGGGAACAAGACCATTGGCGGTCGGAGCGCGGCGCTGTCAGAGCCTCTGATCTGGCTGTAGGCCACAGAGTTGGGCAAGGATGAGGTTGTCGCCGTGTAGACACCCTGACCAATGGTGAACTGCTGGGTGGTGTTGTTGCTTGCTCCAAAGATGCCAACAAAGTTGGAGGCGATGTTCGACAGGCCAAGGTTGCTGAATGTGGCGTTCGCGCCGCCTGACGTGGTTCGCGACAGCATGCCAATAACAACATCCCCACCCGGGAAGGTGGTGGTCCACGGGATCGTGAAGAGCCTGATGCCAGAGTAGATCGAGTAGCTGCCAACCGTGCCAGACTGCTGCGCAGTGGAGCTGGAGGACGTACTACCCCAGAGCGACAAGGTAGAGGCGTTCTTTGTGTAAAGGCCAACCCAAAACGACAGCGTCACGGTGCCGGATGAGTTGGTGGCGTTCGAGTGGTGGACAGGGATAGCAACACGGTCGAAGGCTACGTGCGGGAAGTGCTCAGGGTCAAAGATGAGCGTTCCGTTGCCCATGTTCGTGATCTGATACGAGCGGTCAGGATACGGATTGTACCCGGACATCACATGTTCAGCGAAGAAGATGGTGTTCGAGGTGACGCTCACGGCAACGCCATTGGTGCCGCCAAACACGATGTTGGTGCCCGAAACAGTGCTCTGGCCGATGGTTTCTCCAGTGAGGGTGATGAACTGGTTGTGGGCACTGTTCCAGTCGGATGGCCTGACCAGATTGGTCGCCGCCACCGTGGAGGTCGTGGCCCCGTTCCAGATCGTCAGAGTGCCTGTCGCGTCTGCATTGGTGTTTGAGTAGACGTGACTGACAGCCACCTAGAAGCTCCACACTGGAGTCCAACGCTCCAGCTTCCTGAAATTCGGGGGGTCCTGACGGATCGGCTCTTCCCACTTCTGAATTGTGAAGGCCTCAGGGCAAATGGAGAAGGCCTCTTCCATAGAAGAGGCCTCCACCACTTTCATACGCTGATTGAGGGGGTCCGACTGGTCCCCCTCATAAGCTATGAAGATCACAACTTAGAACTCTTCGCAGAGCACGTAGTAGGTGATCGTCTGACCGGTTGCACCCGCGTTCAGGCGGAACGATAGCTGACCGGAGGCCGTTGCACCACCCGGGCACTCAATGGCCATGCCCGGTGCCGCAACCCAGCGGAACAGGGCGCCGTTGGCGTTGAGACCGAAGCGCATCAACGTACCAGCCGTGGCGACCGGATGTGTGGCCCAGTCAGAGGCTGCCGTGAAAGCTGCGGCAGAGCCAGAGCTGTTCAGCGGACGAGGGGTGATGGCGGTCGGGGTGACGCCGAGCGTGGTCACGCGGTTCACAGTGATCTGGTTGGCTGCCGAAGCTGTGCCAAGTCCGGAAAACTGGAATTCGCGGATTGCCAGCGAACGGTCTTCAGCCGAGGTCGTGGTAACGAGGTCTTCGCCAGCGGCAACCGAAACCACCGCCGTGGCGTTGTCGAGGGCGACTGCGTAGAGAAGTCCCATGATGATATTCCTTACAATCTGATCAAGGCGGCTGCTGATGAATGCCCTTGAGATTCAAGGAGGGAACCGATGCGCTGCCGCTCAGCACGCATAGCTTCCCTGATGTTGTGCACGAGGATGGTTCTCACCTCCTCCTGAAATGCGAGTATCTTGTTCTTAAGATCACCCGGAGCCAGTGCCGACACATCGAAGAGCTGCACCATTGACGCATTGGCATACTGATGGGCAACAAGCTCCGGGTCGTTGATATTTCCGTAGAAGCCAACAGCACCACCAAGAGGGGCGAGGCCCATCTTCCTTGCCGTTTCGGCATACTCCTGAAATGACCGGTGTATGCGCTTCTCAGGGTCAATCTGTGGCTTCGTTTCGTGGATGGTTTTCATTAGCTGATCCGGATGATTGCGTTTGATGCATCCGCAGACGGGAAGGTGATGACAAAGCTGGACGCCGACGACGACTTGTCGGAGCCAAAGTCGAGAATGATGATCGACCTGTTTGCCTTCGAAGAGTTGTAGATCATCGCTCCGCGAGCGGTGATGGTAGAGGCAGCCCAAGTGGTGTCGCTAAAGTCCACATAGGCAGTGGTGCCAGAAGTGTTGACGACTTGGCCTGACAGGGTGTTTCCACCAGCTGTGTAGTTGGTGCCAGTAACTTCGTTGGTCGCGGTGTACACCGTGGTGGTGGCGTCGAGGGTTGCGGAAGACGTGTAGAGGGCGATCTTGATCGTGTCGCCAGCTGCTGCAAGGTTGTGAATTGCCTGAACCATCTCACTTTTGAAGGAGGTGGTCGCGCATTGGGTAATCGCCATTATATCCTCATCACCGCCCCTGCGATCTCCACATGACCGCTCGAGCGAAGCTGTTCCGCAATTCTCATCCGCTCCGACTCAGCCATCTTCTGGAAGTACTGGAGCAAGACCATTTCCATTTTTGTCTTGAAGGCCATGGCCTGATCCCTCACTGCCGGGTGAGATGTCTCAGAAACTGATACAAGCCTGTTGGTCGCCATCTTCGCCAGCTGAGCCGGGCTCAACCCGCCACCTTCATACTCCCCGATAACCACCAAGGGCTTTCCCACTACAATATTTGTCATCTTTCTACCGGTACCCTGAACTGTCCTGACCGGTATGTATCACTCCTCGACTTTCCTTGCGAGAAGGCCCTGACCTCTTCCATGGCCTCGTCGTAGGCAGCCTTGTAAACCTGCAGCATGTCAGCCTCACCCTTCATGTTGGTGTAGGCCTGCAGGAGGGTGCCGAACAGGAGCGCATTCTCAAAGCGATCCCCAAGCCACGTGGTGCTCGCGCTCACTATGCTGGTTGGGTATGCGAAGTAGTGCATTTCCATGGTGTACCCGGCGTCCGGGGTTGGCCCCAGAAGGATGTTCTGGTGATCCAGAAGCGCGTAGTACTGGGGAACGCCCTGAGTCGAAGAGGATGGGTAGACCTCCCTGATGAACGATACATCCTTGTTTACAAGGAAGCTCACATTCCCGGAGTTGGTCACCGAAAGCTCGTAGATGGAGTTGAAGTCGCTCGGTACGCCTAGGTTCGGGCTTCCCAGAGTCGCTGTCGCCGTAACGTTCTTCCTCGTGACAGGAAGTTGCGCAGCGTCATAGATTTTGCGTTCCGCCAGCTGAACGAAAGTCGGTATTTGGTCGACAAACGATGTTTCATCATTCTGCAGATACTGCTGAACTTGTTCCACAAGCGTTGCGTAATTCATGTCGTCGTTACCACCACGTCACCGACCTGAACCTGCATCCACATACCCCATGCCTGCACATAGATGGTAGGGAACGCATTGATATCTGCTAGGCCAACATCAGGTGCCGGTCTCCTGAGGGCCTGAGGGTCATCGACCCGAAAGGTGCCAACAAAATTCTGCGGATGGTCCTCATCCCAGCAATCCGGGCATACCCTGTTATGCTTTGGCACGCCCTTGTAGGCCTCTGCCTTCAGCTCTCCATACGGATACCGGAAGCCGCATCTCTCACAAAAGCCATATGCGTGTTTGCCGGTTGCGAAATCTGCCATCAGCTAACGCTCTGGAAGGGGACAATCCTGAGCGGTACGCGCTCGCGATCTTCCTCATAAGCCAGCCTGAACTGCTCATCATACTCACCCTTGAGGAAGGGGAGTCTTTCCATGAGGTTTGGGCGCTTCATGGCAATGTAATAGGCGAGACCGGCAACCATCGCTGGAATGAACCTGCTTGGTACATCCATGGTGTTGGTGGCTGCGCCAGTGTCCTGAATCCTCCTGAGGCGCCAGTACACGAGGGTGTAGTTGTCGCTATCAGGGATTGGCCACAGCGTCACGGTTGGCGTTGTGGTGGCTCTGTTGACGTAGATTTGGAGGGGGAGCCCCTCCTGATTTTTGGTGGGGATGGAGGAGTATTGGTTGACCCCGATGCGCGTAACGCTGAGATCAACCTGATTAACCCCGGTTCCCTGACGCACCACATACTCAATGAGGTCGATGGTGTCGTTGGGGAGGTTGTAGGTCGCTGTGCCATCAACAAGGGAGATGGAGCCCTGTTCTACGGTCCAGAGGTTGATACCCCTGTTGGACCATTCAGCAGACATGATGTCGAGGCTGCGACGTGCGGATTTGACATCGTAGCCAGACCGCAACTCCGAACCAGCTCGCTCAAACGCCTCCTCGATGATGACATCAATCGAGGGGTTGAAGGTGGCTGATCCGGAGGTTGCCATGTCAGACCTGATAATTCATTGTTACGGCCACTGGTGACCCATTGAATTCCACGTAGATGCCGTCCTTGAAAACAATCCCGCCCCTCTCGGCAATGAACGGCTGAGAGATTCCTGATGTTCCTGCGGTGGCGTCAATTTCTGAAAGAATTGTACCAGTAGAGGAGCCATTCCTGAACCTCACCGTTGAGGCTGATGCACCACTCCCGATGTGAGCGCTCATGAGGCGCGACCTTGAGCCCGGTCCGGTCCCCTGAGTCGATACAGACTGGATGTATGTTCCAACCCTGTTGGAGAGTTCAAACATCATTCCGCCAATATGAATTCCTGAAACCCCATCCCCAGTATAGCTCTCTGTTCCATAAACGGCTTCAGAGGCTATTACCAAGTTGTGGGTTGTCGCTGAATTGTTCAGGCACCCTGTAACCCAGCACCTGTACAAACCGTTGCCAAAATCATCAATGCCCTTCGCCTCAACGGTCCCACCACCGCTGGCAAAATTTGATGTTGCGCCATTGATAAGGTTGAAGTGAGCTCCCCACGCAGCAACGTTGATTGAGTATATGACAAGAGCTGAGCGCTCCGCCGCCCTCGCAAAGCATGAAAGAGTGTAGGTCTCGCCACCAACAAGAGACCCAGCTCCAACCAAAATCCCATGTACACCAAGCAGGCCATTTTCAACAATCTTGTCCATGACCTGCTGACCATTGAAAAAGATTGCTGTGTTTGCCGTGACGGAGCAGTTTGATTTGGTCCAGTAAGCGTTATCTGCCTCCTCAGACCTCAGGAATATGTTGGTGCGGGTACCGCTCACATTTCCTGAGGCCACCCTGCGCTGGCACCTGTAGTCGGTCCACATGGGTACCTCCTAGAAGGTATAGAACAGGGTTGCTGCGGTAGTGCCGAGAGTGAAGCAGTGAATTCCATTTGGAAACACGACCCCACCCTCTTCTCCAAGATACACAGGAATGGCAGCAGCGCCTGATCCAGCCGGAATATCAATGTCAAAAAGAATGGTTCCTGAAGCGGAACCATTCCTGAGAGTGATACGTCCAGCAGAGGCTGCCCCCACAAAAAAGATGGAGTGCAGCCGGGTTCGCTGAGTGGTTACATTGCCAGTTGCTGTGATGCGGGTGGAGGTTTGGTCAAACTGGCTCATGTGCCATCAACCTTATGCTGAGGTTGGGTTCTGAGCGCCGCTGCTGGAGCGCTGCACGTACAGCACCGTCACGATGGCTCGGCCAGCGGTGAGGGTTCCAGTGCCGGTTGCGCTGCGTACCCAGATCGCCGTATCTGCCGTGGTGGAGGTCTGCCAAGCCAGCTGGGTGGCTGCAGTTGCGGTTCCACGAAAGCGACCGCCAGCGGTGGTGGCCACTGCCGCCATAAGCTGGGCGCCGCCAGAAGCGGAGCCGACCGAGATGGTCGTGGTGCCGGTTGCAGCTGCCACCACCTGATCTACAAAGATGTCGACAATCTGGGAGCCCTTGGGGAGGTTTCCGATCTGGACATCCTCGTTGCCCACCACGTCTCCGGTCATGTCGCCGAAGTCATAGGACTGCGCCAGCACCGCAAGGCCGGTGTTGCGGCCAGAGGCAACCGTGCCATCGCGGACAGTGCCGGTACGAAGTGGACCTTCAAAAGATGAAAAAGCCATTTTGATACTCCTGTGCAGGAAGGGTTAGCCAAGCAATCTCTGCACCGTCAGGTACCGGTATTACCTGTTTGCTCGGCTTATTTCCGGTTACGGGCGCTTCCACCCGCATTGCGCTACACCCCAATCTTGGAGTCCCATGATCTGGACATCCTTCAGGGCAGAATGCTCGATATCCCTCACATATGCCGTTACCAGCACGGAGGGCTTTGTGATGACCTCAGGGTCCTGCTCGAGTTGCTTTGGCTTGTCCATCAGCTCCGGGGGAGGCGGGGGACAGCTTTTTAACGGTGTTGAGCATCCTGACAGTGTCAGCGCTAAACTCACAACCAGCAACGTCTTTGACCACATAGGGGACGGTCTTCACGATTTCTTTCGTCTTCCACTGGATTTCGGTCTTCTTCTCGCTGAGCTTCTGGTAGGCGATCAGGATGTCCTTTTGGTACTGGACGCCCTTTCTCAACTCCTCACGGTAGTTCGCTTCAGCAACATCCGCATCCTGCGCCCTCTGGTACCAGTGGGAGACCTTCAGGGCGAAGATGATGAGTCCAGCAGTGAGAAGGCCGTAGGCTACAGCCTTCCAATTCCCCAGCAGGAGGGAGAGCATGTTATTTTGGCTGGTTGTTGTTCATTAGGTTGGCAGTACCAACAGCCGTCAGAAGTTGACCGGCGGCAAGCGTGCTCAACACAATCTCGTCCGGGATGTGGAACCCGGTGATGGCAGACCCAAACTGGTTGTAGCCCATCATCAGCGTTCCAAGAACGGTCAGGAGAGCACCAACCTTGGTTTTGAGGCCGGGGAACCAGTTCATCGACTTCACGAGAATGTCGATGAAGGCTTTGAAGGCGGTAACGTAATTCATGGGATATCCTCTTCATTGAACACACGCGATCTGCGCATGTTTTCTTGAGCACCGATAACCCTCAAGTTCCATGGAACATGGAGTCCGCAGACCTCACCTCCCCGAAGAGGGATGATGTGATCCACATGGTACTGCCTTCCACTCTCCTTGGAGAGCCTCTGGGCCTCTTCGTACATGGAATTCATTTCAGCCCACTGGTCGTGGGTAAGCCATGCTGGAGCAGCTTGCTTCAAATCTCTTTTCCGCATGCGGCCATGGAGGAGAACGCGAGCACCGTTTTTCTGTTTCCAGCGTTTACGGTACTCACGCTTTTTTTCATCAGGTATTGATTTTGCCTGAGCAATTCTTTTTGGCTTATCCCGCACATAATAAACATGCTGGTTGAGCCGTATGGCTGCGGGACACCGAAGCGCCCCGCAGTTTGATGGATTTATTCTACGTGGACCGGGATGTTTCATCCCGTAACATTACGTAGAACCCGGAGACCCGTAAACCCCCAGCGGGTCGGATACACCAAACGAGTAACGCTCACGCGCCTTATAACGCACGTTACCTGTATTGAAGTCACCATCCATACTCGTCTTCAGACCAACACGCTGGAACATCTTCATACCGTTGGGGATGTCCGTCAGCAGGAACCACGCGTTGGGGTCCGTCAAGAAATGGTTCACCGTTTCGCCTTCCGGAATAGCGTTCATCTTCCGGATGGCGTTGATGTCATTGTCTGACGTCCCAACGCGCTGAGCCGTCTGAAGGAGACGGGTCGCCACGAACTGGTAGGCGGGCGGAATAAGCAGCTTGCGAGGCTTCGCATTCACAAGCAGTCCGCGTTCGTCTGTCCAAGCCGCAATGGCAATGACCGCCGCTTCAAGCGACGTTTCGTTGAGGTCCACGCCCGTGGTGGGACGGTTGGCGTTGGTGCCACCGGTTACCAGCGGGTGAGCCGTGTTGAAGAGCGTCACCGCATCACCAGACTGGTAGGTCGTGAAGCCGTTGTTGAACGGCACCATCGCCTTTACCTGCTTGGTGTAGGACATCGCGCGAGCGAGGGCCTTTGTGTAACGCGAAGACAGGCTGTCATACAGATTGTCTTCGATGGCTTCTTCGGTGATGGAAAAGCCCATGGCGATGGTCTCGTGGTTGTAACGAGCCTTCCATGCTTCCTGTCCAACATCGTAGGCGATCTGGTCGCCTTCGTTTTTCACCGGAGCAGCGCCGAAGCCCGAAAGCTTCAGCTCTTCTTCGAACGAGCGCTCCGAAGTCTCCATTTCGTAGACTGCAGCGTGTTCGTTTTCGTAGCGCTTGTAGGACAAGCCAAAGAGGGCGTTGAGCCCCGGCAGCAGCTCGTAAAGGAGCTGTGCTCTGTTCATAGTCGCCATGGGATGTACTCCTCAGGAAATGGCTTATGCCAGTCCTGTCGCTTGGTGATAGCGATGCATGCCGAAGTTCCACTTCACGAGGACGTCGGTGTAGGCATCGCCCACCGTTGAGGTTGGGCCATTGACAAAACCCACGATTCGCAAGGGAAGCGTGTTTGTCGAGTTGATCGAAGATGCCTGCAAAGCGACACGGGACATGCCGTTTGCGGTGGAGCCTGCATTCTGGACGACTGCTGCGTTCGCGAAGAGAGCTGTTTGCGCGAGAGTGCCGTCAGCCTGAATCTGGAACACGCCCTCCGGGTCGTCGAATACATATGCGACGGCATCCGAAGCTACAGTGGAGGCGGGCCAGTACTGCGAGAACACCTTCTGCAGCGTCGACGGGTTCGTGTAGGAACAACCGAGGAAGATGCCGATTGGTGTCATGGTCGTGGTGCCGGTATCCTTTTCAATGGTACCAGCGGTGACGGGAAGAACCGCATCACCGTAAAAGATGTTGGTTGCGTAGCCAGAAGCGATGTTGAACAAGCGCGTTTTCTGGTTGTACGCAGCCGAAATTGTGTTGCCCTGAGGGCGGAAGCCATATGGCAAAGCCACTGTTGACATGAGAAGTACTCCTGTTGGTTTCTATCGACGCGGGTTCAAACGGGAGAGGGACTACGCGTCCTTCACCGGCTTACTGCCGCCGCCAAAAGTGACTTGGGTGCTGCGCTCGCTGTTGAGCACGGGCATCCGAGGATCACTCTCACGCATGAAATTGTTGTCGACAGCATTGATCTGAGACTTGGCGAGGGAATCGTAATGCTGTTGACGCTGCTTGATCATCTCGACAGGCATCCTGCAAAGCAGAAGCCCACCGATCTCGATCCCGTCCTTGAACCTGCTGTTCGCGTCACGGGCATTTGCAAGCTCTGGATGCTCGGAAACCGTCACTGGCTCCCAACCTTCGCGGAACTGGCGGGAAATATTCGAGGGGTCTGCGGCACCGTAGGTTGCGGTGCGAATCCAGCGATATGTCCAGCCTGACTTTGGCTCAGGGTCGGGGAGAAGGGATGGCGGCTTCCACTCAGTAGGCCTCGCTGACGCATCGCGTGTCTGCGACGTGCGGGGCATCCTGACATCTGTTTTTTCGCTATTGCTCATTGCTTATGATCCTCTGTGCTGCTTCACGAACTCGGCTGCGTATTGCTGGGGCGTCAGGCCAAGTCGCTTTGCGATGGAAAGCTGAGAGCTGGTCAGCGTCACCTTGCGACCGTCTTGGGAAACCGACCCGGATGTCGGCATGCTGCTGACATTGCGGGTGGCCGGGGCAACCACGGTCGATGGCTGCGCCCTACGGGCTGGCTGCTCAGGCGCCTGTGCGCGCGCTGGAGCATCGCCCCATTCATATTCCGGGAACCTCTTGCGCATCGCCTTGTCGAGCTCTGCGTAGTAGGTCTCGGGTTCACGGCGGGGGTCGATACCCCTCTCCTGAACAAGTTTCTGGTGGACTCCGAAGGCCGTGGAGGTCATCTCCGGGTCCTTCTGGAACCACGGATTCTTTGCCGCCCACCGCTCTGCGTCAGCATCCGGCTTGGGTACTGCTGAAGACCGCTGCGGCGGCACCGCAGGAGGCCTCTGGGGCTCTTCCTGCTGGTATTGGGGCTGGTAAGCCTCCACCTGCACCTTCCGGGCCTGCAGGTCTGCAAGCTCGCTCTGGGCGTTGATGATGGCTTCCGTGTCGCCCATTTCATGGGCTTTCCGGTACTTTTCCTTTGCAGCCTCAAGCTGGGCTTCAATTCGCCCCTTGGCCTGCTCAACCAGCTGTTTTTCACCTGTTTTCAGGTTTCCACGCAGAAGCTGGTTCTGCTTGTAGAGCTCCTGAGCCAGCCGGGCAGCTTCTTCCACCTGACGTTCTGCGGCTTCCCGCTGACGGCGCTGCTCGTGGTACTCGTAGGTCATGCGCTTCATGCGCTTCTGGACCGATTCCGAGTAGGTCTTTAGCTCATCATCAGACGGAATGACGCCGGTAGGCGCTTCAGGTAGGGGCTCCTCCCGAGCCTTGCCCCTATCTTTTTCAGGGGTATCGTCAACAACCTCAATCTCGAGGTTCTCGTGGACCTGATCTGCACTGTGAGCAGATTGATTACCAAGTGCCTGATTGATGGCAGATGCCGTGGCTGCCTTCGTGGCGTCCGGTCCGCTCAGGTCGATCTCGGTTTCGATCTTCTGAAAATTCTGGTTCTGGGGGTTGCTCATGCGCGCTCAACCCCGCTCGGGTCTTCAATGACGCCGTCAATGGTGTCGTCGTTAACAAACCGGAACTCCTGCCCGTGGATTTTCACGCGGGTTCCTGAGTAGGTCCGACACACAACCCAGTCGCCAACCTTGCACCAAGGCCCGTTGGGGAACTTGGAGGTGTCCTTGTAGGCGTCGGGCCCAACTGCCACGACATACCCAACAACTGCAGCGACCTGCTCTTGCTGCTTGTGGCTGTCTGCCAAGAAGAGACCACCTTCGGTCTTTTCCTTCACTGCAGGCATGGCAAGCATGATCCGGTAACCGGACGGCTTCGGCATGGAAGCCGCCTTCACCGCCTTCGGGGCGGTGGCGTCATAGATTTTCATTGATGCTCCGTTGCAGGGCCAAAAAGAAACCCCGGAGCGAGTGGGTCGCATCCGGGGTCAACTGTGCTTTTGGCCAGTTTTGGGTCAGGGAAAGGAGGAGGAAAACCCTGACTAGGGCCGGGGAGCCCCGACCCTATATACACGCATAGGTTGACATACGCAACAGTAATACAACTAATCAGACATCTCTGAGCGCAAAACCTTTGCCGCAATGTCTCTTATGACTTCTTGAGCTGCTGTAAGACCTTCTATCTGGCCAACCTTCCGATAATAGGTCTCAAAGCTGTTGCAGCCGCCTGTCGCAATCAGCTCCTTCATCACCTCTTTTTCCTTGTCGATGGCCTTCTTGATGGCCACCAACACATTCCCTGTGTGGGTCATTCTTTGGATTTCTCCTTGTTGAGACGGGAGGCATTCTCCGTTTTGACACCCTCCATCTCCATTGACCTAGCATGCTGCCCATCTGCCGATTCAGCAGCTCGCTCATCCTGATGCACGGTCTTCGCCATGTCCACCAAGACGTCGGCTGCCTTCTCGGCCCGCTTGTTGAGATTTGCGTCCCCGGCCTTCGCCAGATCGGCGGCAATCTTCAGCTTGGTGTTCTCGTCATCGGACTGGAGCTTGGCGGCTGCGATGGCATGCTTTGCCATGACATCCCGGGCCTTGGTATCCGCTTCCTTGGCCTTGATCTGGGCATTCATCATTTCGATCTGCACCAGCGGGTCCTGAGCCTGCTGCTGAGCCTGCTGCTGAGCTGCTTCGGCCTTGTTCTTCCCAAGCAGCTTCTGGGCCGCCTGAGCCACCAGACCAGACAGTTTAACCTCCATATCCGGCGTCATGCCCTCTGACTCAGCCGGGAGCTGGGCGCCAAGCATCTCTTCGATGCCCTTCCTGTAGTCCATGGCAATATGCTCGAGGACGTGGGCAGACATGGCAGACATGATGGCTGTGGCGTTGGGAGCCTGCTGCACCAGCTGGATGATGGTTGGGTCCTGTGCCGCCGACATGTGGGTCGCAATATGGGCCTTG